TAATTATGCAATTATACAAATAAATTACCACACCAACAAATTATAACTAATTCCAATTCCTACATAACTCCCCACCGGATAACTATATCCTGCCTGAATCCCTAATCCCCATTTTTTTGATGGACATTTCGGTATGCGCACAATATCATTAGTAACCGTGACAGTCTTAGGATATACCTTCAAACTGTCCAAGTTCGGGTTATAGCCACTGACATAAGCCGTATAGTTACTGTCCCGGTATATCTTCTGCTCGACAGGGAGCACCGTATCACCTACATGGATAGTATCGCCCGTGTGCCAGCAAATCAAAGGAGTAGGAAGGTAGTAGGGAACCGTATCCCTTCTTACCACAAGGCTTGAACTGAATACCGTATCCGTTCTTGCCTCTATAACTGCTTCGGGGGATGGCTTTGCGAACCATCCTAAACCGAAAGCGAGTACAATCAGTAATATGTAAGGAAGCCATTTCATTTCAATTTGGTTTTAGCTTACAACATTAACATACAACCCTACCAAGCTGCTTAAGTCATGGGTCAATGCCTGGCCGCTGTCCCTTGTGCAGATATACAATACGTCATTCTGAGTATAGTACTTGTCCTTGAATATCTCCATAGGAGGTGTATAGGGTATCGGGTCATCCTTGGTGCCTGATGCGGTCTCTACAACCACTTCGTAGAGTGCTGCCGTAGCCATGCCGGGATATTGGCTCTCCAAAACCATAGGGATATCTTGCCGGACCTTATACAGGTGTTCCTTGTAATTAACCTTCATTCCCTTGGATAAGGATTCGTCTATATATTCCGCCCAATCGGGATACAGCGATTTAACTTTCAAAGATTCGCTGTCTGTCAGGCTCAATGTCTGTATCTGTTTTTTGGCGGATTCCACCATGTTTTGTGCGGATGCAGCCAATATGTAATCAGCACTATAAGGTTGCGGTTCGTGATTCCATTCTTCCGATTCCATGATTTGTACGAATTCGGGGTCATCCATTCTGTAGGTGGGGAAGGAGTCCTTTGGGAAGAGGTTAACGAATTCCTCATGCAGCACTACTTTAGTGCCGTCTGCGTTGCTTCGCATTGTCGGCAGAGCCAACAATCCATGTTGGGTCAGCCATTCTATCGTAACGATTGTATATCTCATTGTCCAATTATATTAGTTAATACGTAATCAATTAATTCTTGCTCTGTGAATCCGTCTGCCTCTGTTGGTATGGAATCAAAGGCTATGGAGTTGTAGAAAGCGAGTCTGGAGCAATAATTCTTAGTGTTCCCTTCTTCCCAAAAGAAAGAAGGAGCTTTACTTGTCTCAGGCTTAACGTTAGCGTTTACAGTCGTAATTGTATGTTTCACCCCAAACAATTCATTATACTTAATAGACTTGTTTAATACTCCGTTAATATAAGTTAAACCATCCCGATTTCCTGCATAAGCAATATTAGTACCGCCTGTAAAGATATAGAATGGAGTGATATCTATCGGGTTATATCTTTGCGAGTAGTACATCTTACCAATGTTAAAGTCCCCTATCGGATTAACCGTCATAAACAGCATCTTCACTCCACTACTCAGATTCTCTACCAATCCGTAATCATCTACACCATCTGTCACTAATGCACCGGGATATTCGGGTATCTGAGTAATGGTGATGTTACAGTTGTCTATAGGCTGCTTGGAACCAAACCCATACCACCCGGATAATCCTTCGTATTCACTCGAGTTGAACTCAAAGTATCCATTTTCCAATGTAATATTTTTGCCACCTTCTGCATCTGTGTATCTAAAGATTAACTTACCTTTAAGCTCTTCCGTTATCCCTGTAATATTACATTTTAAAGTTGCTTTTTTAGTACTATATTGATATAATACTCCTCTATATTCTATTTTTACGGATTGTATTACAATTGATGAGTCCGATTCTATTTTTAAGACTCCATTGTTTGAATCGGTTTCCCAATTACTAAAGTTGTCGTTGTATCCTCCAACACCACTCATTTCGGCAAACAAGAAGTTATTTAATTTCATCCTTCTTCCTTTACCCGACAAGTCCTGCAAGTAAGCAGATTCCTTCAATGTTTCGTTGGTCGCACCTTGCTTCTTTACGTCATAGTAGAAAACAACATGCTCTCTTATCCATTGAGGGATAGGGGAAGGCTTAGAACCACCGCCACCCGAACGGATTTCGCCAATGTGATTCAGTGCGATTGTATTCAACCGCACCGAATTTAAAGATATTGTGTTAACCTTCATATCACTCCAAAATTAATGCCTTGACAGGCTTAACATTGCACTGAATCTTGATATGCTGCTCACCAATAACACCTTCGATGTTCTTCTGCCAAACCGACCCAACACCGTAATCGACTTCAAAAGACACCCAACTCTCACCGTCCAAACTCTGATACAATACCACCTTGGACGGATGTGTATCGAATACCAATTGCAAACCAAATGTAGACGCAGCAGGCTGAAACTTATACTCCTGATTGGAGCCGGATGCTGCAAAATTGCCGGTTATATCCTTTAATGCCATAATTGTAGATTTAATTGTTAAACGATTTCAATTGTAATACTTTCGCCTCTTCTCTGTGCATCCTCTATCAGCACATTGAGCTTATCGGATGTATATCGGGATTCGGTCAATCGCCCGACTTCCGTATTCCTTCCGACAAGTATGCAGCCGGCAGAGTCATCGGCAGTATTCCCCGGATGTATCAAGATGCCTTCAAAGGCAGGGACGTTAAGCAATCGTGGCAGATTCCTGCCAAACTTGGGAGACCAATTATATACTACCTTATATTCTCCGTAAGGGATGGCGGTTTTGCCATATACCTTCTTTTCATTGCTCAAATCGCGGACGGTGTCTTCCAACGTGTTGCAGAAAAACTGTTCGTCTACGAACAGTCTGCCCACCGTATAAGCGGGTTTCTTCCATAATCTTTCCACTCTTAATTTCATATTATA